GACGGACGAGACGACCGAGCTGACGGCGCGCCAGGCGGACGACCCGACCGACCGGATCGCGTTCCACACGGATACGGCCACGTTCTTCAAGGTGGCGAGGGCGGAGCGCACCCAGCTCATGACGGACGACGCGACCGCCTTGATCGCGTTCCAGCACGCCAGGGCCGCGGCTCGGATCGCCTTCCACATCGCCAGGACGAACGTCCGGAATGCCTTGTTCTTGGTGAACAGGAGCACGACGATCGCGATCAGCGCGACGATTGCCGCGATCACCAACCCGATCGGGTTGGCGGACATCGCGGCATTCCAGGCCCACTGTGCCGCGGCGGCCACCTTCGTCGCCGCGGACGTGACCGCCTGCTGCACGGCCAGGGCCGCCAGGCCGGCGCGGGTCGCGAGCGTGGAGCTCGTCAGGAGCTTTTGCACCAGGGCCACCGCGGTCGCGATCGTCTGGTAGGCCTTGAGCCCGGCGGCGAGGGCGAGGATCCCACCGGCTAGGCCGCCGACGACGCCGGCCAGGATCAGGAACGCGGTGGAGTTGTCTTCGATCCAACCGGCCATGACGCCGAGCGCCGTCGAGACGGTCGCGACGACCGGCAAGAGCGCCTGCCCGAGCGCGGACTTCGCGTTCTCAACCTTCGCGGCCATGATCTGGGAGGACCCGGCGGCCGTGTCCGACTCACGGGAGAACTGTCCGAGCGCGCCGCCGGCCTGCTCGGTCGCGAGCTCCATGATGGTCTGCGCCTTCGCGGCCGTGAGCGCCTTGCCCTTCAGCTTCGACATGCCCTTTTCGGCCAGGGCCGCGTTCACGGCCGTCTGGTTAAGGGCGAGACCGTAGCGCTCCGCCGGGTCCGCTTCGCCGCGCAGGGCCGCCGACAGGGCCCCGACGGCGTCCGCGGTCGTGCCGCCGAACGTGGCCGCGAGATCCGCGCCGAGCCGGATCATGTCGTTCGTCTTGTCGGCCGTCTGGTCGAACGGCACACCCAGGTTGTTCAGCTGCGCCCCGATCACGGAAGCGAGCTCGCCGTACTGCGACTTCGACAGGCCGACGGCGTCGGCCGCGGAGGCGGCCCAGGCCTTCACCTTTCCCGCGTTCCGCCCGAAAACCGAATCGAGGGCGCCCATCGCCTGCTGCGTACGGGAGGCGGAGTCGACCGCTTGTTTGCCGACCAGGGCGATCGCGCCGGCGACGACGGCCGCGGCCGGGACAAGCTTGTTCACGCGGGAGGCGAAACGCTGCACGCCCGAGCCGGCGTTGTCGAGGCCTGCCTTCGCCTTCGCGGCGTCTACCAGGACTTCGATCGACAGGACCGCGTTACGTGTCGCCACCGTCCGCCCCTTCCTGCCTCGAGATCAGCACGTCCAGCACGGTCGCGAGGACCGCGTCATCCGTCGTTAGCCACTGGTCCGGGTGCGTGCCGGTAGCGACGGCCACTTCCACTAGGAGCCGGATTCGGGATCCGGGTCGGTAGGGTCCACGTCGGTCGACTGGTCGAGAGCTTCGACGGCTTCGACCCGGGCGAGGTACTGGTCCCAGGTGTCCGTCACGATCCCGGTTCGCGAGCTCGCCGCCCAGGTCACGAACGTCGACCAGAGGAAGGGCGCCTTACCCATCTCGGGCCACTTGTGCTTCGCCGCGGTCAGGTCCCACCGGACCAGGTCCGCGCCGTTCGCCTGTACTTCGTATTCGTCCAGGCCCTCGAGCTTGACGGCGAACCGTGGACTAGAAAGACGTTCGGCCATTTCGTCACGCGCCCTTTACATGTCGGATGGATTGCTGGACCCGGGTCCAGTAGAGCTGTAGGACCTTCGTCTGTGTTGCGGCCGCGGCATTCCAAATCCACGGCCGTCGTGCGATGTTGTGCGGGCCGCGCCGGCCCGTGCGCGGCCCGGTCCCCCAATGGATCGCGTTGGCATAGGGGACCGCGGCGCCGCCGGCCCGGACGATCGCCTTCGTCTTAGACCGGTTCGGCCGGGTGGAACCGGCCAACCGGCCCGTGCGGCGAGGCGCCCGGGAGGCGGCTTCGGTCGCGACTAGGCGCGAGACCTCCGCGTTCGTCTCGGTCATCTCCGCCACGTCCCGGCCGGCCGCCTTGAGCGTGGCTCGGAGCTGCCGGGCCCCACGGACCCGGATCGGCTCCGAGCCGGCGGCCACTATTCCGCGTCCCCGGGAGGCGGCGTCGTCCCGAACACGTACGCGGGATCCCCGACCAGAGACCACTCAAAATCGGAGTTCAGGTAGTCCCCGTAGTCGTCCGCCCCGAAATCGAGCGGGTCGATCACCAGGGTCCCGGACGCCGTCGTGCCGTCCGCGGTCGAGGGCGTGAACGTGAACGGGACTTCGGTCCCCTTCGCCACGTTCGAGAGCGCGAACAGGCCGGCGTCGCCGTTCTCCGGGTCGATGTCGAAATTCCCGGACAGTGCGTAGGTGTAGGTGGTGGCGCCCGGCTTCACGGTGCCGCAGAGCATCGTCTTGGAGTCGCCTTGATCCTTCGAGACCGCGATACGGGCGTTGTTCACCTGGCAGGAGGCGTCGACCTCCGCGCCGGTGGAACCGACCGTGAGGGTCCCGGGTCCGAGCTTCGGCATGGTTTTCTTTCCCTTCGCTACGAAATGCGGTCGGTCCAGGTGAGCTGGTAGGACGGCAACGGGTCCGATTCCCCGTCTACTTGCAGCTGGTACGGCGTGCCCGTGATCGGGGCCCCGCCGAGCGCTTCGGCTACCCGTTCCATCAGGTTCGACAGGACGTCCAGGGCCGGCCGGTTCCCCGAATTCGGGGCCACGGCCAGGACGGACCATTCCGCGTCGAACGTGCCGCGGGCGAACCGGAACGTGACCGTGGGCGGGTTGACCAGGACGGCCGGCGGGTTGAGATCCCGGGCGTCGCGGACCGCGCGGATCCCGGCGTCTTGGAGAGTGCCGATCACCAGGTCCAGGGCATCGTTCAACGTCGGCATGGGCGGGTCACCCGACCCGGGGCGCGGCGTAGTAGCCGATATGCAACATCGCGTCGACGTCGCCGTCACGGCGAGGCAGGTACACGGCGCCGTCCGTGAACGGCTCGACCCCGGACGGCGTGTTCCGGCGCCGGTACAGGCGCGCCGCGAGCATCACGGCGCCTTGCATGACGTCGGCCGGCCAGGTCGACGGGTCGTCCAGCTCGGTCACCGTCGGCAGGGCCGCGACCCACGCCGACGTCGCGGCGCACACGTCGACCAACAGGTCATCGTCTACGTCGTCTTCGATCCGGAGCCACGTCTTCACCTGCTCCGGGGTGACCGAGCTGGGCATGTCCCCCGCCCTACTTCGTCGCCGTGCGGGCGGCCACCGGCGGCGTAACCGAGATCGGGATGATCGCGGCCGGGACCTGCACGGTCGAGGCGCCCATCCCCCACACGCCGACGTCGCGGCCGAGCTTGGGCACGTCGTCCGCTTCGATCGCGACCGGGCCTTCCTCACGCCACTTCGCCGCCTGCGAGCTGGAGACCAGGAGCGTCCCGGCCGGCAGGGACCGGTCGTTCGTGATCTCGAGGCCGGACACGTTCACGCGCAGCGTCGAGGCCTGCGACGTGCCCTGCACGTTGTTCGTGCCGTAGACCGGCGGCTTGAGCCCGTCGAGGGTCCCGATCACGGCGAACACGTCCGGCGCGGCCAGGACGACGTCGGCCGGCAGGCCGACGACGTCGTCCACGGCACCGGAGGCGGCGAACAGGGTCGACGTCAGGGACGCGAGGGTCGTGCCGTCCCACTCGAGGCCCGTCCCGGTCGCGCCCGCGATCAGGTCCGCGGCGAACGCGGCGTCCGTGGTGACGGCGTACGCGATCGCCAGGATCCGGCCGTAGGCCTCCCGGTAGGAAGGGGACGACCGGCGCAGGAGCTGGTACGAGATGTCCGACGCGCCGGCGTAGGTGACCAGGTCCGCAGAGGCCCGCTTGATGTCGACCCGGCGCGACGTCACCTCCGTCTTTTCCGTCGCCTGCACGCCGACCAGGTCGTTGAACCCACCGTCGTAATAGGGCCAGTCGATCGACATACCGGAGTCGCCGGCGCCGGCCGCTCCCCCGAATGCGTTGACGGTCGGGCGGCCGCGGTCCAGGATCCCGACGATCGTCGTGAGCCAGGTCGGGTTGCCGACGACGCCCGGGTTGTTGTCCGTGATCTGGTCGACCAGGGCGAGGGCGATCCGCTCGTCTCCGGCCGTGCCCTCCCGGAACCCGATCAGGTAGTCCGCGAACGTGTCGAACCGCGCGAGCGGCGAGATCGGTCCGTGGAACTGCGACAGGAGCGGCGCGAGCTGCGCCGCCAGCTGCTCGAGGGTCATTGCCTCGAGCTGCGCCGCCGGCGCCTCGAGCTCGGTCGTCTCCATGACGGGTGTGTCCTTTCGGTCGAATCTCACCAGGGGCGCGGCCGCGCCCACGCGCGCCGCGTTGAACTGAGGGACCGAGACCGCGGAGACCTCACGGACGGTCGC